GTCACCGACTTAAGTTTTAGAAAAAAAAATATTTTTTTTTCTTTCTTTTTTAAAAAAGAAATAAAAAAAATAAAAAAAATTTTAAAAACATTTATAAAAATCCCATGAATATAGTATTAAGTACGAATTAAACACAAAACACGGTAATATGGATTTTTTGTATATTTACAAAGTTTTAGAAAAAAAAATATTTTTTTTTCTTTCTTTTTTAAAAAAGAAATAAAAAAAATAAAAAAAATTTAAAAACATTTAGAAAAATCTCATGAATATATTTTCGGGTGAGATGTCTCCACAAGACCAATTGTAAACGTAACAGTGATTATGACCATTACCTTTCATGAACTTTGAATCGGAAAGTGTACTGCATTCCAAACCAACATCGAGTGTGTTATAAACATCGAACCCCGCGTTTCGAGCCAAAATCACTGCATCTTTTAGGTCTCCTTTCCCGGTATCATAGAACATGTAAGCCTGGTTAATCCGAATCCCCGATTTCACGGACGTGTATGGAACTGAGTAATAAGACGTGACGTGATCTGTATCGTCTATGTATGTGTATACCAGACCTTCTATGGGTAAGAGCCAACGAGTCACGTACTCTTCATCAATCACGGGTGCGATGGAATATTTAGACATGTGTTCATCGAGTGCGCGCACCATTTTGGGTACGTCTTCTTTGGTCACGAGTCTGTGCTGACACGAACCACGCACGATGTGTGCTCTCTCGCGCTCCCGTGAAAATTTTGCCTTGTTCAGTTTGGGTACATTTAAAAGTCTGTGCCAATAGTTTGACTTGGCTATGGGTGTCGGTAGTTCCGCGACAGCCGTGTATACCGCTTGCCATATTCCACGCGCGTTAGCTCTCCTTCTTATTTCAGATATGAGACGCGGCGCCATACCCCTGTCTCTGAGTGTATCGTGAACACACAGAAAGTTTATCTGTAACACGGGTAATATTTTATCGTGAATTCTGTATTTAGAGGGCATACCAGATATGAACCCAACGAGCTTTCCGTTTGATTTCGTGCGAATACCCAAATTCCATTCGTGGTCGGTCGCCCACGCGATGAATTGTCTCGAGTACTCCAAAGAAAAGTGCTCATCCCGTATATAGTGTAAACTGATTAAAACACTGATTTCGTCGATGGTACACGTGGACCATTCGAATTCGTCGGGGAGTTTAACGGGTGTTTCGCTATATTTTCTAGATGAATCTATTTCACCTATTTTCTCACCGGTTTCTTTAGGCATGGGTTGTGTATCCCAGAATGTGTGGACCATTTAATACACATCGCATGAATTTTTTAACTTGGCTTAAAGTTTTAATACGAGTGTAGTGTAGAAATGTCGCTCGAACAAGATTATACCACCGTACCCGGACAACTTTACGCCTGCCTTTCCGTGGTTGGCCCGGAGTGTCCACAAAAGAACGATAAGTTTGGTATCAAGATCCGTGGTGCTTTCAACACGCGCGAAGAAGCTGCAAGCCACGCGAAGCGCCTTCAAAAGGAAGATTCTACGTTTGATATCTATGTCGTGGACATGTACAAATGGCTACTCATTCCACCGGATCCAGCGGCCATCGATGACGTGCATTACACGAACGAGAAGCTTCAAGAGTTGATGTCTGGATACAAGGAAAACCAACAAATGGCGGCGAAGATGTTTGAAGAGCGTAAGCGAGACATGATGGAATCTGGAAACTCGTTCATTAAACCAGGTGATGAAAACTCAAAGTATTACACGAAACCAGACGAAAAGCCGATCAGTCACCCAGCGGAGGTGATTGAGCGTCTTAAGAAGGAAAAGCCAGATACACCAATGGAAGAACTCGTGAAGGAGGCCGATGCGATCGTCGCGAAAGAGATCGAGGAACGCAGAAAAGAAAAGGAATCCGAGGCATCGACGGATGCGACTATTACCGTGGCTGAAGATAAGGGTGAAGAAGTGAACTCTAACTAAAAAAATTTAATGTTATATACATATAAGTATGTTGACCATCGCACTTAACGTGGTGACCATTCTTATCGCGTTATACATACTCGGTTTAACTTTGAAAGAAATCAAAATACGTGAAGTTAAACAGAGAATGGAAGATGAATCGAGTTACGTATCAGCGACGGAGCTCGCCGACGCCATATCGAAGGATCCACTCATTGTGAGCAGAGCTTATTTTACTGAGGATGACACCGTCCCAACTACCGACTTTGAGGGAATATCACCCCGGCCGAAGGATGACTGGTTGCATGGTTTTCCCCATGAAAAAGCCTAAAATGAATGCTACAAAAATGACTATGTAAGCCGTTTTGTCTAAATTAGAAAATATGTCTATCTTTTCCTGATATTGTGGTTGCATGGGTGCTTGTGGTGGAGGATAGTAATAATACGGTGGTTCCTCCCGGTCAATTTCACTCGGTTCTTTTTTATCGCTCTCATCCATAATATCAGGGGTATAGTCAATTGGATTACCGATATCAGTCTCCATTTATAGATTTTGTAATTATTTTTTTAACTGTATTATTCCTCATCGTCTTCTTCGTCATCGTCCACGATGAAACCCTTCAAATTTCCATCTTCATCCGCGTCTTCGTCGTCATCTTCGTCTTCTTCGTCTTCTTCGTCATCCGTGAAGCAATCGTCCGAATCAAAATCTGTGTCGTAATCATCTTCATCGTAGTCATCCTCTACGTCTTCTATGATTTCCAACCTTTCCGGTGGCTTGGATACTCTACCGGATCTAGTTCGGGTTTCAGTGCTCATTTTATTTTAATAAAGTTTCGTCTTTAAGTATTTCAAATTCCTGTTTAATATTTATTATGAGTTCTCCTATTTCACTTATGTACGAACTATCTATGTCTCCCGCCAAAGATGCGATCTCTTCGAGGTTTCCTAGAGCTCTTTCGAGTAGTTTACCGGATATATCTTCGTGCGCTTTGTATTCCTTGGCCATGTTAATGTTCGCAAGGAATTCCCTGTACAAAAACTTATTAACACCGGAATATTGGAGAGACTGTTTTATGAGTTGATCTATTTTCTGTTCACTCGGCTTAATGTAAACGACTCTGGATGTGACATATATGACTGCAATCAAAAATACAAATGCTAACATCTATAACTTATCGACTATTTTATCTGAGAGCATATGCTCGCGCGTGTTACACTTACACACCTGTTTAATGATTTTCTTCTTTATGGAAAAGGATACCCGTGTATCGCACTTACCACACATGTTCTCGGTGAGTGCGTCAAACACATTGGCCTTTATTTTTTTGAGTTCTTTCACGTCTACCCCTGGAAATATATGCTTTTCTATGTATTCATTGAGTAGGGGTACAGCCTGACTGATATCCTTTTTTGGTTTTTTAGGCGGTGGCTTTTTGTATTTCGCTGCACTGAGATTTTCGGTTATTTTGGGTGGTAATTGATGTTTTCTACCAGAAAAGTCTTTGCAGAACCCATAATGTCTTCCTCGTAAGGTCTCACACTTACAAAAACATTTCTGACACACGACGTCTCCCATGATGTGAAACCACACGTGATTGGAGCCGTGTTCCCTTTTTCTGTTTTCGCAATATCTCGAGTTCGTAGATATGAGATAGCTATTTTGATGTTTATAGACTTTAGTGACGCGCGCATTCGCTTGACCTTCCATGTTTTTCCGTATGAATGTTTCTATGGATGCGACGGTCGCCTGATCCGTGAATTCATTTTTGGTCTGCGAAGCCGTGAATGCACCCTCTTTCTTGTTTGAACCAACCACCACATTTGGTTCTACACCCTGCGTTCGGAGTGTCGCCATAAACATGATGTCGACGGATGGTTCATGCGATACCTTTTCGAACATGGACAATATACCGTGTTTATATCTCAAAATGGGTAGATATTCTCCTTGTGTTTCTTTGCCGGTGTTATTACACCCTTCACACCCTTCACCTCCACACGCTTCGTGTTTGGCTTTTTTGTGTGAAAACGGCATTCTAAAACCACTCCCACGCGTGTTTCTCTCACTGCTTCCGTATACGGACAAATCCACTATATTTTTCCAATCTTTTGATCCATACACCATCGTGAGCGTTTGGATGATGTGATCTCGGAGTGCGATGGCCGATGATCTGTTCACTGGAAAGTTTGGCCAATTGATGTGTACACCCGTTTTGATGTAGTCACCGGATGGTTTTGGTTTGGCGACAGACACGAGTGCGTCTTTTCCACCAAACTTACTCACTTTATCACAGATAACACGACAGATGCGTTCAACTTCTTCTATCGTTAACGGGTCATCGTCTTTATAGTCGAGGTCTACAAAGAAATTGTATGCATCAATCGTTTTCTGTTCTACCACGAAGAGCTTTTCGCCCGACTTTATACACTCCACGTATTTTTCATAAAAATCATTCAATCTATCAAAAGGCACGGAGAGACATCCACCGTCCATGAGCACATGTGATAGATTGGTTTGGTTGCAAAACCCATTTTGTTTGCACCAAGCCTTAAACATACTTACACAGATATAGTTTCATTTTTTTAATATTATTAATCTTCGTAATTGTGTCTCCAAATGCTTCTAGATATAGAGACGTCAATTTGTTGTTCTTCCTGTTCCATGAGCTGTTTTTTTAAGACCAAGAGTTCATAAACTTTGTCATCTCTGTGATCTTCCACGTACTTTTCGGCTTTTTCTTGGGAGTATGCATGTCTATCCATAAGAATGTTATGTATTTGCATTAAAATGTAGTTCTTAGACTTCATTATTTAATACAAAATGTTTTTCTATTCATGGAAGTCACACAGGTATAAAATTCTGGGTTTTCGAGTATATTTTTGGTTATACGCTCCCATTGTTTCCTGGATTGCAATTCTTGTAATGATTCAAAAGCCATGTATTCATTTTCGTCGTGAGTTCGTTTGATGGGTTGTTTTTGTATTTTTCTCAAGTTCATTTTTTGTTTTTCGTCATTAAACTTTTTAATCATATCGAGTTGTTGGGGTCTCGTGTAATTCACAAAAAATATGAATACGTTATACTCCAAATCAACTGTGGGACTTTCTTTAACTGTAAATTTAAATTCGGTGTATTCACCACGTTTGAGGGAAACGACACCACGCGTTTCTTCCTCGAGTTCTCGTAAGGCACAACGTATGGGGTTAAAGATCTCACGTCTTCTGCATCCCCCCGTGACAAAAATCCAATCCTTAAATCTCTTATCCTGAACGATAAGAAATTTAGGTTTATCTCCCGTGAATGTTACTGGTATAGCGATGGCTTTATATTTTTTCATTGCGCTGTTCGCAAGTTATAATTGTCGAAGATGTTAATTTTCATCTTCCACGGCAGTTTTTTTCACGGGAACTGGTTCTTCGTCTTCATCTTCATCTTCACTCTGGATTTCAGTGAGACGGCGTTGTGGTGGTGGCGTCACGAGTTTATTACAGAAATTCTTAATGTGTTCGATATCATTCTTACTCTTCGTAAATTCCTTGTACAAGTACACGGAAGCTGCGATACACACGATGATCGCCGCGAGAGTGAGCGTTTCTCTGTCGAAGTTCAACATATTTATGTAATAGAAACGTGTATTCTTTTTAAGTAGATATAATTGCACCCATATGAGATGCCCTGTTTTGGGGACATTGATACCCCTTTTCTGCAAATTGAACTTCGTGGTAATGTCCTTCTTTACACGGGGCATTGGGTACTATGATTTTTTCGAGCGTCCTGGATTTTGGGTCATACGTGAGTACGAAAACAAACCCTAGTAAAAATATAAATTGCCAAAGCATTTATTATTAGTGTTTAAATAAATTTAGTTAGAGTACATCAAACCACCCATACCGTTTTCGATGCGCAAAATGTTGTAGTTCACGGCATAGATGTCTTGACCTGCGGTGAAAGAGCCACCGGTAGACACGAGACGCGCGGAATCCAATCGGCTGAAGTTGAGAGAACCCGTTGGCTGGAGCTTGGAGGTCTCGAGGCAGAATGGATACAAGAAGTAAGAACCGGAATCATCCTTAGTGGAAGAGCACGCCGTGTGGTAGTACAATGGGCACTCCGTGTAGTGTGGAACAGTTGGCTTGGCGTCAGTGACGTCAGTACCATTGATTTGGAGCTTCATGGAACCAGTGGCGATACCGAGCGCCGTGGAATCGAAAACATTCGAAGACGCCAAGAGCTTCACTGGGTGATTGAAGTTGAGTTCCTGGATGGCGGTACCAGACGCGACGGATCGTTGCGTTTGAGTGATCACCATGTTTTGTGGAAGGGACGCCAAAGTGGTGCGTTCATCGGTGTCCAAGTAGATGTATTGGGCGTGGACTTCAAAGTCGCTTTCGACCGAGGTGTTCCACGTGATGCGCAATTCAACATCATGGTATTGAAGAGCAATCAATGGGAGCGCCGATTGCCAGTTTTCACAGAAAGAGAAACGGAGTGGATAGAATCTAGACGTGGACGTAGAAGAACGATCTGGCGCCTTGCTCGTGGTTTGAGCCATGACGGTTGGTGCGATGTACTGGGAGAAGTGGGAGGTTTGTTCATCAATCACTTGACCCCCGACCAAAAGTTCAACCTTTTTAATGTAGGTAGACCATTGGGCTTTGGTGTAAGCAGCTGGGCTACGACGGGTAATGTAGCAATATCCGAGGAGATCACCCTTACGTTCGAAGCGAACAGTAGAGATACCACCCGCGGTTGGGTTGCCCTGGAGGACTTGGCGTTCCGTGGTTTGGGCAAAGTTCGTGTGACGACGGTAGTTAGATCTAAAAAAGCTGACTTCAGGTTGGCCAACGAGATGGGCATCCTGAGCGCCAATAGCAACAAGTTGGGCAATACCACCAGACATTTTATATATATTGAGGTTATTTTTTTATGTGGGGTTATCACATGAATAAACATACCATTGCTCTGATGTTATCTACCATCGCTGGGTACGCATATTATCAAATTATGGAGGCATCGTTACCAACTGAGTCGAACTGTAGTTACATGGCGGCACCCGTGACGGATCT